GTACTCGTCGCCATTTACTGGAAAGTCTGCTATTTGCCACTCAACAGTGTCGTATATTATTTCTTTTATGTGATCAGCAACACCTTGTGCTACTTGATCTATTTCTTTAGTTACACTCATATAAATCTTGGTTTCTTAATTTAATTGCTTCGCATAAAAATTCATGTACACTAGAATAAGAATGATCTACATTACTTAAATAGTCGTATAATTCTTCTGGAGTTAGTTTAATATTTTTCATTTTACTCATATATTTTATTTTAACCAACCAATGCGATCTAATCCTTTATGATATTCTTCAAAGGTAATCTCGTCATTGTTGTATTGTTCTATTAATTTATTTAGTTCTAGCATAGTTTTTAAGGTAATATTTTAATATAAAGTTTAATCTTACAAGTGGTGAATAAATAAGAGCTCTTGCTTTATTTATATGCTCTGATGTGTATAATTCACCATTATCTCGCATCCATACCCATCTATTATTTTGATTGTAAGTAGGATTTAATTGATAAGGTTTGTATGCGCCGTTTTGCTTGCGTACATAACCTGATTTAAACGAAGCAATGCGCAGTCGAGGTAAATCATTTAAGTTATAGTTTTTACTTTTAAACCACTTTAGTCTTTGTTTTGTATAGCAAGGTACAGGAAACTCAAACTCACGAGTGCCATTTTTTGCTTGTGTTTTTGTGGTTATTTCTCTAATGTCATAGTCAGTAAGCATGCGCTTTACGAATTGTTCTTCGAGCCAAAATTGTTCTAATTGATAATTTGTCATAGTGTTTATTTTAAGTTATAATATTTCCACATACGGTTGTGAG